GTACACCAGGTGAGACTTGGAATGCCATGTTTATCCCCTTGTTACATTAGACGAATTTATCATAATACGGTTGTTTTTCACTACTATTATTTATAAATAGCACGTTTTAGAACATGTCGGTTTCATGGGATGTCCATACGTCTCCGCCTTGAACTTCATATTCTTGCTCTCTCCCATCATCAACTATACCGAATGGCACCAGCTCATCTTCCATATGTTTAACCTGTTCGGCATACATCATATTCTTAATGTCAATGTCGGTAGTTTCAGCAAAGAAAGGAGTCGTTGTATACCAACCGAAAAGTACTAGGTTCATCATTAAGTCATCATGATTTCCATCTGATGCTTCATATGATGTACCTTTTGCCACAAAGGTTGACATTTCTATAATAGTATCCGGATCAACGATATCAAGTTTATGAGTTTCAATCAGGTCTTTTATGGTTGAACACCCAATACGCTTCACCTTTTTGTTCATTGTCACGCCAATAGAATTGGCTTTAATCATGGATTCAACGAATACGTTTTCATATTCTAAATCGTAATATAGGCCATTACATACCAACGAACCTTGATCATTTGACTCGATTATTACATATGCTTCATTGTAGGTTTTCGCATACTTATAGATAATGTCAGGGAAGAGCAATGGAGATATAGTATTATCTCGATAAACTGCGACTTGCTTAAAAGGTCGAGACGTTACATCGAGCACGTTAAACGTAGAATAATCCATTCCTCTTCCCTTCGCCACATCTACGAACATCAGATAAGAATGACCTTCTTCAGGTCCATTATAAACCTTAACATTGTTCTGAGTATAGATTGGCGAAGCTGCTTGTAAATTGAGCAAGATATCAGCGGATATGAGCGTATTACCTGTCCCGTGGAATGTGTTTCCAAATTCTTGCTGGAACTGTAGCTCGGACGTGTTAGATATGGTTTGTCTTTTCCATTCTTCATCACGTCCGGGCACGTCCCACCAGTCCACACGGAATGGCTTAAACTCATTAGTTCCCTGGACTGCACCCTCCCACAACTTATGATAGACGTTACCAAGACCATTGGCAGTTGATGTCACAATTACCCGCGATGATTTACCGGACGACACAACCGGATAAGTGGAAGTGTAAAATTCACCTGCGTTCTCGACAAATGCGAACTCGTCGAGGAATAGGAGATTGACAGACATACCTCGGATGGAGGATCCAGAAGTAGCGGCAGCGATAATGCGGCTATTATTAGAAAACTCAATGGTACCCTTATTTAACGTTTTACAGCCTGGTTGAAGAAAGAACGGAAGGTTTTCTAACATTAGGGTAATACGCGACAACATCTCACGCGCAGTTGCCCCCTTGTTTGCAAGTACAGCGATTGTTTTCTCGGGATTAAACAATGCGTACCACAAAAGATATGCTACTGATGATATTGACTTACCGGACTGTCGGCATGCCAAAACAATAGAAAACCGACTCGCTTCAAAGTGATCGAACATCTTCTCTTGATATGGGTATAGGTCAAAAGGAACTAACCCTTTATCAAGATGAACAACTTTTAAATATGTGCGGGCGAAGTACGCAGGATCCTTCATGCATTTAGCGTATTCATTGATCTGTTCTTTAGACCAGTTCTGAACTACACCATCTCGCTTAACGTTAGGATTTCCTAGGTAGCCTTCGGAACTATTCACTATCGTCATCGATTACCTTCATTGAGTCCATTTTGCTTTGAAGCATACGTTGCATGTCGGTAGTAGAACCAACAAAGACATTATTTTGGGTCAGGCTGTTAGGTAACTCAGGCGTATCGGTCTTCTTAACTTCTTTTTTCTGCTTTTGTAAAGTCATAAGCTTATCGGCAATTTCAGCGTTTTGTTTAAGCATATTCGAAAGTACTTCGAATGCTCTAGGATGCTCAGACTCTCTTGCGAGATCAAGCATCAGGTCGATTGCCTCTTGACCCTTTTCAGCTAGATTGTAATATTGCGCCCGGGCAAAACTATAATCATCTTCAATATCATCTTTACTCATAGCGTATTACCTTTTCTAAGGTGTAATTTCATTATCGTCTGTAGTATCAACACCGGTTCTAATTGTAGGCTGAGAGTCAGCAACGAGCTCCTCGACAAAACCCCACTCATCAGGACCAACAGGAATATTAAGGTCGACGGACGCACGTTCAATAACACCGCGAGTAGTAGTGTTACCATAGAATCTAATACGTGTTTCAAAATCTAATGTATAGATGATAGTCTCACGAGATTCATAATCTGCTTCATAATCAACACTCATTGTCACGTTCTGTAAAACAATAGGCGAATCACCTTTAATATCCATGCCTGGAATATCATTGATAGTCAATGTGTACTCGGGCTGGAAATAAGGCAAAATTTGTTCTAAAACCTGGAGCGCATCATCCTGGTTTTTAGTTATAATATTAAGTTGAATTCCCATTCTATAAGGAATAGGACCACGAATTGTATTATACACTGCAGGATCAGAAGTTGCTTTTCTGAATATGTTTTGTTTATTAATTTTTGCAGTTGAGTCATACGTAATAGACGTAATTTCAAAAGACATTCTAGGAAGTTTAATAGCTAACTTCTGATCGCGCAAGTTGTCTTGCTGCTCGATCCTTGCCAAGAACTTTCTAATCGGCCCATAAGACAACGGGACTTTAATGACAGTGATGATATTGCCATTTGAGTCTGTCTTATGAACATTGATGTCGTTAAACAACGTTCCAAATGCGGCAACCATACGTCTGATTGTTGCATGATAAAAATGATCTGTTAGCATTATGTAGGTTCTCCAAACGGATTGATTTCTGAGAAGTCAATAACATCACTACCGATATCTTCGAATGCTGTGTTTTGTGATTCAGGATCATCCTGGAATATAGTCTCAATGCTGTCATCACGGGCAGTAATCTGCCACGAAGCACCAGATGTCGAACCAACAATATCATAGGTATCATTAGGCGAGAACTGATGTGGTGTGTCAGTAGGGCTTTGATAAGACTCACCGATAATATTCAAGTATGCGACATTCTGGTTTGAACGATCCAAAGCAAACTCTTGTACTTCGCCTATAGCGACACCGCCACTAGGTAGGGTCTGACGAACAGTCTCACCAACAATGAAGTGTGTGTTATTTCCATGCGCACCAATAGTCAATTCAATCTTCTGTTGATTGTCCATTTGCGCAGCATCAATTTCTTTAACGCCAGTCTCGAATTCTTCCTGACCATATTCAAACAGTTCACACTGAAGTCTAAACACTGGAAGGTTAGACAGCTGATAGAATGGTTGTTCATGCTCAACAAACTTAATCTCAAACAGCGATTTACTTAGTGGAAGATAAATCAAGTCACCTTCGTCCGGACGCATTTGATCTTCTACGATTTCGTTGTTCTGAACATATGACAACTGTTGCCATCTACGTTTTGCAACAATGAATGTGGCCTGATCTCTAATTTCCAAACCGAACTTAGATAGTAGATCACCTTCACCTGCAAAACCATCAACGGGCTCAATATACATCTCAATCACATAAGCGCAATCAAAACGTGAGAACTCATCATTCATAATTTCGTCGCGTGTGATAATATTTCTAGGAATATAATACACGTCTTGACCGTACATCTTCACTGATTCAATGATCAGATCCTCGTACAGCCAGTTCTCGCTTTGAACTTTTGGACTGAAATATACGTTAGTTGCCATTGGTTACCCCATGTAAAACAGCGGTGGCATTTCGTACTTAAGCTGCATCTCTTCTTCAACCTTAAGAATCTCTTCTTTGGCTTCATCTAGAGTACGTTGAGCATTGATGGTAACACCACCTGGAAGCTGCATGCCTTCGAACTTTGAAAGGTTTTGTCCCCACTGTCTTCTGAGTAGAGCTGTTGCATATCTCTTAAGGAACATATCGTTCCAGATATCTGAAAATAGTGAAGGGTCGATAATCTCGAATGCATCAACTATGATCCACTCGTTTTCTTTGATATCTGTTCCCCAATCGGCATCGATATGAAGACGATTCATATGACGAGAGAATCTAACCTGCTCTGCGCCATTAAACATCTGATCCATTAATGTTCTATACGATTGAATCTGCGCATAGTAGGCAAGGTCACCCATACCACCACCGCGCAAGTTATAAACATCATTAATCGACATTTGATAACGCGCATCAAACATGTTAACCGTGCTTGATGTGCTGTTAATAGGAATAACCCTTTGCACCGTTGTTATTGATGCTGGAAGAGTTACATACTCATTTGCGATATCAGTGGCTGTTATTTGGTGCTTGTAGTAAACTTTAATAATAGCATCTGAATGGTATTCTTGGAAGAACTGGAGTGCTTCATCGATTCGGTCTTCAATCTGATCGTCATCAACGTTAACTTCAAGTACAGGTGCACCCAAGTTCCGCAGACAATACTCGATTAGTTCCTGTCTTGTTGATGGACGTGCCATAGTGAATCCTCAGTAAGTTAGTATGTGCTGTTTCTATTTATACAGACTTAAATATTAAAAAGCCGGGATAAACCCGGCTGATCTTAATTGATTACGTATTTTTTATAGCCTATATGAATTGCAACAAGGCTTATAGAGTAATACAATGACATTTGTAGTCTTGCCAACATATATTTTGGCTCATTAGCCCACCAATCTGCCCAATTCGGATTCTCGAAATCACCGCTAAGCACATAGTAAGATCCGGCAGCTACTGTCTCATACATGAAAGTTCCGGCAAGAGCTAGAACTATGAATGGAATATACCTTCCTGAAAAATTAGAAACATACACCTTTCCCATCCACCACATGGCGGCAAATGCAGGGATCAAGAAATAGTAAGCAACTGATCCTACGCAATACTTAATGAGCGAATCATATCCAAACTGTGTTCCGATCACAACAACATCAATCGCCATGGCCAAAGCAGTGAGAAACCAAAAAACCTTTTGGGTGCGAATGAATACTGCAGCAACCATAAAGATTATCACTGATCCATCCATAAAATGGAAACCACGTGTAATCAGCATCCAGGCGGCAATAATTGCTAGTATAACCCATTCATTTTTAGTCATAGCATTTTTTCCTTATCGTGTTTATCGTATACAAGAACAATGGTATAACGAATACCACTTTCAATCTTTTTGACTCCATGATGGGACGCGCCACCACTAAATACCATTTTAGACCCAACGAGCGGGGAATAAGATACATTATCGTCTATGGTTAATTGACCTCCGCTAAAATCTGAATTCAGATATACAACCATAGTTTTCATTGCTGGTCTAGGTTCGAACACATCGTTAACGAAATAACCATCGATATGTGGAAGAATTTCTGCACCTGGATACATCTTATTAAAGGTGATATATCTGTTATAGTATGATGCATCAAGAGAACAGTTAATCTTATCTCTTATGTTGTTCAATATGTCGTTTCCCATATCAATAGTGTTACAATCAACATTATAGACTATTGACTCGGATAAATGTTCTTTAGGGGTATACTCATGAATAGAATCATATGTTTTTACAGGTTTACCGTTCCAGTAGTTACCTGTAAGGCCATCATAGTTCTTGTGTGGAAACTGCTCAAACCAATTTAT